AAAGCCAGCCTTGCGCAAAGCTTTATAGTATTCGTTTAACCCAATACAGTAAGCCTCTAGTGGAGTGTAACCCTGATCCTCTATTGCTTTAGTTTTGCGCGCGGCCATGCTTTATTTTACCGCTCTAGAAGTATGTTGTAAATCTCATCGCATCGCGTGTTGAGTCGCTTGATCTCGCTCAGCAAGTGAGTGATCACAAAGCCAGCCAATCCACCGATTATCACAAGAGTGGCAATATAGAGCTGAAAGAATTCGCCCTGTGTCATTTTCTTCCGAGTTCATCTTTAGGATCAAGGTAGCGCAAGACTGGTGGAATGATCGAGGCAAGACCAGCAGCAATCAAGGCCTTTGGTTCTGTGACTCCAGCTGCGTACATTGAAATGATTGCAACTAAGAATGCTCTGCCCCAAGAACCTGCTGCGTTTTGTAGATCTTTCATTGTGATCCCCCGATCATAGGTATTTGAAGAAACTCACCATTAAGGTCAGCTTCTTTCGTAAAGCTGATATGGCAGTGATGATTGTGTTTGTTGATGCCTGTGTATTTGCGCCACTTCCATTTAAGGAGAGGGCTTGCGATCTTGCCATCGAAGATGATGTAGCTGATGCGCTTTGCAGAATCAGACTTTGCAAAGATACGAATCTGATCCGCAAGATCTGGCATGGAGTCAGGTTTAACTTTACCCGAAAGATCTCGATCGACATCGATGGCACGAACCCAGCCGCTAGCATCTGGATTATGATCTGACTTACGCGCAGAGTGTCGTGTGTCGCCGATCCAACCATCAGAAGTTCGATCTCGATCTCTGAATGTGTCGTCAATCTGTTCTCTTAACTGAATCGCTGACTTAGATAACTTCGGCTTCATCGATCACCTCTGCTGGTCTAACAAAGACATCTTTAACTGGATCATAGGTATAACCAGTTCCAGCGTAAACGCCTCTAAAATTGTTGTTATAACTAGTTTTGATCCATGTGCCACCAAGGTTATCTATTAGCCATTGATAACCTTCATCTCCATTAGGATCATTGTTATCGCCTACTGTAACTCGAATCACTATATTGTTTGCATCTATTTCTGCCCAATGACTCATGCCGCATACCTCACAATAACTAATCCTGAGCCGCCATTACCAGCAGTTAAAGATGTGATGTTTACGCCACCTGATCCTGAACCTGTGTTAGCTGTGGCGTTACTAGATGATGTGCTATACGAACCTGCTGTGCCGCCGCCAGATCCTGCCGCACCCTGAGTTGCTGCATTTGTTGATGATCCGCCACCACCACCTGCAATAAATCCGCCTACTCCTGTGCTAGTTGCTGTGTGCCAAGTCGAATAAGTGTTAGTTCCATCGCCGCCAGCACCACCAACGCCCGTTGTTGCATTTCCATTACCACCTACGCTGCCTCTACCACCGCCGCCACCCATGGCAAGAAAAGTGCCGTTGTTAGCTGTACCACCAGCACTGCCTTGTCCAGATGTGGCTGTGCCCGGTGTACCTGTCCAACCAGCACCGCCGCCAGAACCACCATTACCGCCATTGGCTGTACCCGACTGGCTACCGCCCGCGCCGCCTTTTACAGCTGTTGTTAGTGAACCAAAAATTGAGTCTTGACCGCTTCCATTACTTGTGCCACCGCCGCCAATAGTTACGCTGTGCGATCCAGTTAGGTTTTGACCCGAGGCGTAGAAAACTCCACCCGCACCCGCGCCGCCGCCATTATTTCGCATACCGCCGCCACCGCCACCTGCTACGACTAAAACTTCGCAAGTTACTGTGCCACCTGAAACAGCAAAAGTGCCGTTGCCTGTAAAGGTGTGATAAGTAAAGCCACCAGATGTCACGATCGTGCCACCAGTTACAACTGGTTTGGCTACATTAGCGATTACTCCGAAAATGGTATTCAACATTAGGCAATAGCACCTACTACATACCAGGCATCTGTACCTGTTTTAATGCAAGCTGCTGATTTGTATTGTCCTAAAGTAGGTGCTGCCGCTGTTGATCCAGCTGAAAGAATTGTGGTTGTGCCACTGGTTACAGCTGAGATTGTGCAAGTACCTGCACCAATGTTCATGACTGTAATTACTGTGCCAATTGGGTGCGCTACTGAAGCGTTAGTAGGGATCTTAAAAGCATTAGCAGAAGCATTAGACATTGTTACCAAGGTCTGGTAACTATCGTTTAATACTGAAGTATAAGTCGTGCCTGTCTGGGCGTTGAGAGTAAAAGCCACAAGTCCGTTGAACATTGCAGCGGTCATCACATCACCAGTTGCTGCTGGGAATCCTGTGGCCATTTGTTCTCCTTAGTAAGAAAGTGTGTTAGTGCCTAGTATCCCATAATTTGTTCCAATAATGAACGAATCAATGATGGGTTCTAGGGTGGTAAGTGTAGTTTTCCAAGCACTCGGTTTAATGTCATGTGACACGCCGAATACCTGCAAAGTCTTGGTTAGGGTCGATGACCCTGGTTGAGTTGTAGTTACTGTGATTGGATCGAAGAAGTCAAGATCCAAGGCGGCAGTAATGCCAGCATCGTAATTGGCAGTGTAGAGATCCAGAGTAACCGCATCACAGCGGATCGAAGTTTCTTGGCGAGAGGCGACAAAAGCTTGGGCATTGTTTAGGGCTTCCGCATCTGTTTCCATGAGCAGGTTCTGCTCTTGATATGAGTGAAGAAAATACTTATCGATTGAAGCTTGATTGCTGGCTACCTGTGCAGTGCCACCAGTACGAGTAATGCTGGCCTTGTTAAATACAAGAGTGTCGTCTAGTTTCCATAAAGCATTGTTGTACGAGATACCTGTGCCATTGTCGTTGAAATCAACTGGCGTTCCAGCAACGCTTGATGAAGTAAGAAGGCGGTCTTGAAAAACTAAATTGCCAAATCCGTCCATGTATAAAGAACCATATTCGGTACTTGTGACTGTCTGCATTGCACCGAGGGAAGTTCTTAAAGTTCCGGGATCTGCTTGAACTGTTGTCTGACCAGTATCAATATCCCTCATACTGTTTGGCCAACCGACTGCGTCGAGTAATTTGGCTATGCGAGTGCCACTGGTTTGGCCAGCTGGAGTGGTTGCAACAGAAGTGATCTGTGCATTTTGAAAAAGTCTAAACCCGTCCACTGCTTGAACAGTAGTGTAAACGATTTCACCCACATCTTTAGGGGTGGTTGTATCGTAAGAGGTTATGTATCCTGCAAAGATTGGGTAAGTAGTTGTGCCGTAAGTGGCAGTAATAGTTACCTTGCGCATCGGTGTTAAAAGATTGTAATAAGGCGAGGCTGGGTTCATTGGGTTAAACGCGCCTGTCTGGTCAATTATGCGAAGGCTCATTGTGCCAGTCTGGAATACATCTGAAAGAGCTGTGCGACCCCTAGTTGTTTTTACTGAATCGACAAGGCTAGACACATCTACTGTGACTGATCCAACATCAGCCAAGACATTAACTCCCAGAACTCCAGAATCAATAATCATAGGAGAGGCAAAACCAGCACCTGTTGAAAAGTTTATGATCGCATTGATTACTGGAATGGTCATGGAAGGACAGCACCTGGTCTGTAATTATTTGTCCCATTTGTGTTAGCAATAATTAAGGCATCAGCAACAGCAGTAACGAACTCATCTTGCATAATGGTAGTGCCATTGTTGTTAACAATAACTGTAACTGGTTGCTGTGGAATTGTATTCTTTAGATAATCGGGAAGCGAGAAACCAAAGCCACCAGTGCTGCCACCTAGACCGGCAAAGGGATTATTATTAGTTGCTGGTGGCGGAGTTGGATCTGGAACCACAATAACTGGAACTGGTTCTTTGTTAGTAGGCGGTGGATCTTGCTTAGGATCTTTTGGAACTATAATCTCAACAGGTTCTTTGGGCACATTCTTTGTGCCACCAACACTGCTGACAGGCATTCCAGAGATTTTGCCAAGAGCTGTAATTACAGATTCTAAAGTTAAAAGCATTCCAGCAAAAGGATCTACAGGCGGCTTGATGCCATTAATAGAACCTTGAAGAGCTGCTGTAGCTCGTTGTGACGCTTCTAGTTTCTTTTGTAACTTATCGGCTAAGTCAAAGTCCTCGTTAAGGATTGCACGCTGTAACTCTAGGCGCAACTTTTCATCCTCTGAGATCTTGCCCTTCAATGCGGCTTCGATCTGAATTCGTTCCATATTAAACATCGAATCGGCTTTAGCCAATATAGCCTTATTAGCAGCAGCCTTTTTATCAGCTGCAATCTTTGCGGCAGCTGCGGCTTTTATAGCCTTTAACCTAGCGGCCTCTGCAGCAGCTTCTTTTCTTGCTGTCAATAACTCAGTTGATACGCCAGAACCACCAGTAAAGAATCTACGAGCGGAAGGTCTTTTAACTAATTTCTGAGCTGTGCCTTCAGTAACATTTCCAGTCACAAATGCGCTAATCCAATCTAGCGCGCCATATTTTGAAGCATCTGAAAGCATCTGACCTAAAGCCTCAGAGAATGTGTTGATGTTGGCTGTCGCTTGATCGATGTTGCCATTACCAGCAAGAGCAGCAAAGAGATCAACTAAACCTTTTCCGATTGACTCTTTTGCGTTATCAGCTGCAATGCTTAACTTTTCAACAGATCCGGCATAAGTATCAATAGATGCTTTGCCAGCACCTTTGCTCTGTTTAGTTAAAATTGCTTGGATCTCTTCAAATGACTTTGAAGCAAGTTGTGCTTGAGTCAAGCCAGTGTATAACTGCTTTAATCCTTTGTAGTTGCCTACATAAGCGTTAGAAAGAATATCGACAGTCGAGGCAAAGTCAATGCCATTAGCAGCTGATAGATCAAAGGCCAAAGCCATTAAGTCTTGGGTCTTAGTAGTTGATAAAGTTACTTTGGCAAGTTGCGCGTAGGCTGGTCTTAATAGATCGTCAGATACAGCAGCCTGAGTTTCCATATTTTTAATGAAGTTATCTGCATTGACAGACTGGTAAGCCAAACCAAGATTCTTTAGGTTAGTTCTTAATACTCTGATTGCTCGATCATCTTCGGCGAATGCTTTAACTGCAGCCTTGCTAAAGTCAACAATGGCCTTGGCGCTAAAGGTAATACCAATAGTCTTGCCTAAAGTCTTAACACTCTTCTCAAGTGAAGAGGTTGCACTGCCAGCATCTTTGAACGCTTTCTTGCCAGTAAACTCAGCTGCGACATCAATAATTACATTGGCCATTATCCGCGCACCTGAGCTCTCTTGTTTAATTTAGCAGTGACCTTTTCAATGGCTTTAATTACGCCATCTTGTGCCTTGCCACGATCTTCTTCATAGGCGCGATACAGAACGCGGCCTTCCATCTCGTTCTTGCCTCTCATCTGAGAGCCGTATTTACCTTTAATGTTTCTAACGAAAACACTGTCGGGATTGACTCGGCCAGCAATTTCATAGATTGCACCAGCTGCACTTTTATTGAACAAGCGCGCTAAAGATCTAAAGCCTCTGCGATCAACCTTAGATGGAGATGTTTTGTAGCCAATCCCACGCTTAACCAAAGAAGCGTTATAGGTAGGAAATCTGCCTTCATTGAAAGATCTTGGTTTCCAGTTGCTTAGAGTTTGGCTTTCAGAAGGCGCATAGCCCCGAGCCGCCTTCACAACGGGCTTCAGGGCTATCGCCATTTCCTTTGGTAACTGCTTGGCTAAATCAGGTGTGAATTCACGCAAGGATCTCCGAAGTGCGACCGCGCCCTTTACTGCGACTGGCATCTTTCATCTCCTTGTTTCGATCTTTCATAGCCTGTAATAAAGCCTTAAACATTCTCGAATCAAGTTCGAGTAAATCATTAGGCGCGATCTGCAACTCGATGCTTAGTCTTGCAACCAAGTAAGTAAATGAATCACGCCCTACAATTCCGGGTCGTCATCAAGGACTTCCACTTTTGCAAGTGTGTCAATAAATGCTGACCCAAAAGGCTTAACTGTTTCGCTAGTACCTTCAAAGCTGCGACGCAAACATTCCCAAGCCAAAAAATAGACATCCGATTGGCGTTCTAGTTCTCTGAACGCACGATGGAAGCCCATCTTTGCATGGTTCTCGAATGCAAATTCGATCGATGGCGTGATCTGATGTTCGGATACAGTGCCATCGGTTCTAGTGATCTTTAGTTTTGCCATTCTTTAGCCCTTTTCTTTAGTAGTTAGATTATTACCAAGTACCAGTTGAAGCAGTTGCTGTCTTGCTGTTACAAGTGAATGTAAGATCCATCATGCCTTCATCAGCGACAGCGCCGTTAATGTCGGTAATGTTATCGACAATCAGAGTACCCGAATAAAGTAAGTTGGTTGCTGAGATAGCAGCTGAAGAATCTTGAACTGCAGCCCATGCAACAGTTGTGCCATAAGCAGCCTGAAGGGTTGCTAGAACATTTGCTGCTGCTGTGTCGTTCAAGAATGACACTGTGATGGTATCTGCTGAGAGCCCGGTCACAAATTTGTGAGCTGTGTCGCCCATCGCACTTACCTCTATGAGATCTGATTGACGATTAAGAGTAAAAGCAGTTACATGGTCAGAAAGATTAACTGTAGCAATCTTAAAACCGACCTTGTTATTTAGAAAAATTGCCATGATTATTCTTCTTCCTTCTTAGTAGTTACTGGCTTTGGTGCATCGGTGATCTGACCAATCTTCTTCAAGAAGGCTAGATCCTCTGGTGTTAGGTCTGACATATTAACTCCAACTTGTTAGGATTGATACGGACATCTCGCAGCTGAGCAGATCACCTGATGCAGCATTGAG